ACAATCTTTTCACTATGCTTTGGAAACATTTGTCTCATAATACCGACTTTGCTGTCAGCATCTAATGGATTCTTCTTTGCATCCTGACTTCTTGATGGAACAATAATATAGTCATCTTCATCTGATGATTTAGAAACTTGATTCAATAATTTTTCATGTCCTGTTGTAGGAGGATTAAATCTACCAAATGCAACTGTTAATGTTCCTTTTGTTTTCTCTACTTCTGGTGGTGCTTCTGGTAACTTAGCAACTGGTTCTTGTGCAGGTTGTTGTGCACCTGCTGGTTGCATACCAGATAAACTCTTTTCTTTCTCTGTAGATGGTGGATCTTGCTCTCCTACTTTCTGTCTCTTATTAAAGAATTTTAATGATCCTTTATCTGTCTTTGCGACAAACTCTCCCTTTTTATCGTACCATCCTCCATGACCATCACTAGTCAATCCCATACGGGTTGCTTGTTGGACTGCATTAGATTCTAAAAATTGGAAAAAAGATTTCATCTGGATCGGGATAATTTTAAAGTTATCTCTCTTTCGTTTTGAATTAAGTAACTAAAAGTATTTTTTCTCATAGTTTCATACCTATTTATTATCTTTTTAGATTTTATTTTTTTCATCTGTTTTTCAAACTTCAAAAAACAATGATACAAGAACTCACGATATCTTTTACCTTTGTTCTTTTCATCAGATTCAAATGAATCCATGAGGTCTTTAATTGGGATGTTCTGTTTCATTCTAATTTATAATATGCTGAAGAATATTTAGATTGACTAGATGCATAAAGATATAAATCTTCAACAATTTGATTTCTTGTTTTAGGTTTAAGACGTTCTAATATATCTAATAGTTGAGTTGCTTGTAACTTTGAATATAAAAACTTAGGTGTGAACATCTTTGGGTCATTTCCAATCATTTTTATTTGCAACATAGATGCTTTACCGTATTTTTTTAGTCCTGCGGAGATTTCTTTGAATACTAAAAGAGGTTCTTTTCTTACTCGATTAGCAGCATTTGTAGGAATTTCTGTTACTCCATGATTTCTTAATATCATGTTTGTAGGACCTAAAGATATTTTACCTTGGTTTGCTTGAGCTCCTTTTACTTCACCCTGAAATCCAGTCAATCCATCACCTGCACCAAATGATCTATACTGTATTTTAGTACCACCTGTCAATAAAACATATGCATCAATTGATTTTATACTATATTCATAACCTGCATAAAATTTACATGATTTCATATCTTTAAAAATATTTTTTGCTGTTATGGATGCTCTATTAACCATTTTTTTCAAAGATACTCCTATCAATATCTCATCCTCTAACTTTTCTTGAATAACTTGATTTAAACCTAATATTGTTTTTTCTTTACTTAAATCATCAAAATTAAAATCTTTCCTAATCATCCATATATCAGAAGGATTCCATTTGTTTATATCCATTCTAAATTTTTCTATTTTCTTTACATTAGAAAAGATATTGTTTATTGCATTAACCTCTTCAGATCCCCTATGGAATACATAATCACCTTTATTAAATCTTTCATATAATTTATTTGCACCTAACAGTGAAGAAGCAACCCATTCATCTGGAAGTTCACTCAATATTCTTTCTGTCGTTTCGTCTACTTTAAATTTACCAGAAAAAGATCTAGCATTAGTTGTTGTTATATCACTTGCAGTTATTTTTCTATTAAGTCCAAATGCGATGGCAGCATATAAACACTGTGCTGATTCGGTTAATTTTGTTGCTTCTGCTCCACCACCAGACCCCCTATTTCCTTTGAGTTTATAGATCAATCTTACCCTTTTCATGTCATAGGTATCGATTTCAGATCCACCGAATCCACCAACATTTCTGGTTAATTCACCAAAGGTTATACTATTTTTAGTTAAAATAGTTTCTACTCTTTCTCGATCTAATGATCTATTGTCACTTTCTATTCTATATTCTAAAATTTTAGAAGTATTTTTTATACTTACTATTTCTGAATCAGAAAGAACTGGTTCAATTAAAGGTAGTATTTCTGGTGAAGTGACTAGATTAGCCATCTATTTACTTTTTGAAGTATTTATTTATTACGTCTATCTGATCTTGGTACTTAGCAATTATGTTCAATTCAGTTTCGATTGCTTCTGTAATATCAGAATGCTCACCGATACCTGCAGGATTAGTTAAATAAACCTCTACATTTGCTACATGTTTTTGAATATCACCATTAGCATGTGCTAAAAGTGCTCTGATTAATTGATCCCTCATAGGTCTCCCTCCTTACGATTTTCTGACTGGTAGACATTAAACTCTCCACCAGGATATCTTTTCTTTAATTTATCTACATTCCCTGCTACCACATCTTCGATTGAAACATCTAATGCTTTACATGCTTGCATTACATACCACATAACGTCACCCAACTCAATAATAAGATGCTTTCGATTATGCTCATCCCAAGGTTTACCTTGGAAAACCATCTTCTTGACGATCTCCATAAACTCACCACCTTCAGCACTAATCCCAACAGCAGCAGTAAGAAGCCGCTGAATATTGGCACCCTTTCCGTCAAGGGAACTAATACTCTCAATAAAGCATTGATAATCCTTACTGGAATCGGATGTGACACCATCCACGAATATAGCATACTTATCAAAGTCAATTTTTTTAGTCATTAGGATTTTTTAGTTTTTTTACGATCATTAAGTCCTTCGATGATAATAGACATAAAATCATCAAAAGCATCAGTTTTAAGTGGTGTGTCAGCTACATCTAAACTATATTTAACAAGAGTTTCGATCTGTTCAAGAGTCAGATCACCACCTTCTCTAATGTAACGATCATAGTTTTCAATTTTGTTGTTTTTAGATTCAGACATTAAAATTTAAATTCTGCGAATGATTTCTTAGGTTTTTGCTTATGTTCATTATACTCTTCATCTTGTCCACTGTCAAGAATATCATCCTGTGCTTTCTGCTCAACGTCATATAATCTCATCTTAGCACGATCAACTCCAATGACAAACCTTTTATAAATGGTTGGATCATTATATCTATTCTTTAATTGCTTGACCATTATTTGCCCAAGACCCTCAAGCTCCTCTGTACTAATAAGAGCAAACATAAGATCAGCAGTGGCGGGAAGACCGAACGACTCGCTTGTGTCAGTAAGATCAACATCACTACTACCGTAACCAGAACGAGTCGTCTGAGTAGCGGAGATGATAGGTACATTAGCCTCAACTGCAAGACCACGGAGTTCTTCAGCAATGGCTTTAATATACGAGTAAGAATTGACATTTCCTATTTTAGAATAACGACTTGATGCACAAATGTTTAGATAATCTATGAATATTATATCAGGTTTAAAAGATTTTTTCAACGATAGTTCGTTTAGTAGGGATTTGAAGTGACCAGAATGTGCAGATGCAGTTGGATATTCTTTTATTATTAATGTTCCTTGCGTTTTCTTCGCAATACTATTTACCTTTTTATCAAACATTGGTTTAGGTAAATCAGTAATATCTTGAATTGCTACGTTTAAAAGATTAGCATCAATTCTTTCTGCAATCTTTTCTTCAGCCATTTCAAGTGTGATGTATAATACGTTCTTTCCTTGGAGTAGCACACTACTTGCGACATGACACATAAACAAAGATTTACCAACACCAGTGCCAGCGAGAGCAATATTGAGTGTTTTATTTGGAACCCCACCCTTCGTAATCTTATTGAAAAAATCGAGGTCGAATTGAATTCTTTCTTCCTTTCTGTGATATAAGTCATATCTTTCTTCGTAGTCTTCTAAGTAATCGTGTCCGACATGATTGTCAAATGATACTGCTAATGCATCTGAAAGAATAGATGGTATTGCATCTTTATTCTTTTTACTATCATCACCATCAGCTAGTTGAATAGATTCCATAAGTGCAAGATAAATTGCACGATCACGACACCACTTCTCAGTAGTATCCATCAACCATTGATAATCAACTGGTGTATTAGTTAGGAAACCATTTAGTTCACGAATCTCTTTGACTTCTGTTTCAGTAAGATCTGTACGATTATCAATTTCAATATTTAAAGCTTCAATTGTAATCGCAGAACCATACTTAACAATAAACTCTGCAGTCTGTTCAAAGGTGACTCTTTCAGATTTATTTTCAAAGTAATTGGGTTCAATAAAAGGAATGACTTTACGAGAAAATTCTTCATTGTATATTAAATTTTGGAGTATTGTGGTCTCAATCCGATCCATAAGAAAACTGCTTCTTGGCAATAGTGTCTAGTTGTTTCATTATATCATCAGTGAAATATTCTGTCGGATTCCTTAATATTTCTTTAGCATATATTTTCTTACCATTCATTTCATATCTACCTGCTACATTCTTCCACATACCACCAAGTTCTCCTAATTCAAGAAGACCGTAGTATCTGTCTAAACCTCTTTCATCATAATAGAGTCTTATCTCTACTTGTTGGTTTTCTTTTGAGAGTCTGGATTTAGCCGTCTTAGCTTTAATAATGTTTCCAACAACCTCTGTCTTATCCTTCTCT